GATACTCTTGACCTTGCCAATAAATCGAACCCTGTATTCCATTAGTTCCGCCGTGAATGTAAAGTTTCTCATCAGGCTGATTAACGTAATCATAATAAATGACGAAGAACTCCAACAAAGCTGTTGGCTCTAGCGAGAAAAGCTCCGCATTGACTTTTTGATTAGACTGCCTTGACATTTCCTTTTACCTTTAGATTATATTACACTTATGGGTACTAAAAACCAAATAAAAATAGAATCCTTTGAGATTCGCCCATTAAGAACGAATGACCTCCCAGAAGTTCTTAGGCTTGCTGTGAAGGCCCAAGGGGCATTCGGAATCACTTCTACCGTATCCCCTTCTATGTTTTTTAAGGAGATCGCGGTCAATATCCAAAACAACTCAAAAAACTCTATTGTTTACGTGGCTCCTAATGGAGCCATTTTTTGCGTCTTGATCTTTAGGCAAATTACCAGCCTATCTGCCGAGTTGAGCTATGTCTTTTCTGACCCTAACGTTTACCAAAGCCAAGAGATTACAGGTTCAGTTTATGGCGTCTTTGCAGAGTCTAAATATCCAGAGATTTACGTTAATGTATTTAAAAAGAGAAAGCGCCTAAACGCCTTTTTAAAATTGTTAAAAACCTATGGCTTTACGGAAGTTATGGAAGATAACGACTCTTTTCTCAAATTGAAGTTTCAAAAGGCTTGACAAGTTTTGAGAAAGCGTATTCCCATAGGGAATGAGGTTTGAAAGATTGGTGCAGATAGCCAGAAGCCTAATCATCTATGATGGGGTTGACTTGCGTTGCCGTCACTTCGCATTCATCTTAAACAAAAACAAAATTGTTTCGATTGGCAAGAACTCTAAAAAGTCGCACCCAATTAACCAAAAGTATGGTTACTTTGATGGGAGTGGACTTCACGCAGAAGCCTGCGCGATCATTAAATCGGGCAAAGTCGATCACACCAGAAATACTTTGGTCACTTTTCGAATCGACAGGAACGACAATTTGGCAATGGGGAAACCTTGCAAACACTGCCAAAAGCTATTGAAAGATGTTGACTTCAAAGAAATATACTATACCAACGAGCAAGGAAACTTTTGTAAAGCATGAATATTTTAATTATCGAAGCTACAAGTAAACGCAAGCCCCTTGCCGAAGATTATAGTGATACGTCTATTGTTCACTGCCGCAATAGCCTTATCCTAAAGCACGCTCTTGGCGCAGACCTTCTTGATGGCGAATATGCGTTACCACAAGTGCTTGCCAAGCAGTATGATGTGATCATTTGCGCCTATGCTTCACCCTATATGCCTCACGTACCTTACAGGCAAATTCTTGAGAAAAACCCAAAGGCGCGTTATGTTTGGCTCGTAAACGATCATGACGTTGAAGACAATCAGCTTTTGCGCTGGGGCGTAGTCAATATGGGCTTAGTCTACGATATGATCTGCAATAATCCAAGAGAAGGATATCGCCATTGGATCTTGAACAAGAATATCGCAAATAGAAAACTTAATGATTTCATCCACAAGTGGCTCACAGTTAATTTAAACTCTTTGATTATTGATCCAGACAGAACCCCAGTAAACCACTCAGATAAAAATGGGGTTATTTATTATGGAACTTATCGCAAGTGGCGGGCAGAATCTTTTAAGAAGTTCTTGACAAAGGGCGTTTTTCTTTCAGCTTCTAGCAAGAACTGGAAAAAGTTCCAAGCTCTTGGTTGCGATTGCAATTATATGCCAAAGCTTGAATGGCAAAAGAACAATGAAGACCTCCGCAAGTTTAAATATTCAATTTATATGGAAGACGAGCATACTCACACTAACTATGCTTTTCTTGCCAACCGTTTCTATGAAGCTTTGATGTCTGACGTTGTGATGCTGTTCGATGCCGACTGCGCTAATACGATCCAGAAATGCGGCTACAAGATCTCAGACAACCTAATCATCACCAATGACAAACTTAAAGATGGCTTAGTTACCTACGCAGATTCATTAGCCTTTCAAACCAATCTTATGTATCAGCAGCTTTTCTTTGACAAAGCCGTGGAAGAAAAGAATGAAGCTGTCTCGCAAATTAAAAAATTCTTAAACGCAACATGAAATACAAAGCTCGTTTCGTTATTCCAAACGTTTCTGCCCAAAAAGTTGGGGTCAACCTGACTTCAACTTATTTGGTCGATGTCGTTTCCTATAAAAACCCATTCCTTTATGTTACGATTCTAGACGGCGAACTAAAAAATACTTGCCTTCTCGTAGAGCAGCAAGGAAATGTTTTCAAGGAATATTGCCTTGTCATTTCTGGCTGGATGAACCATAATTACTGGACTCAAGACTCCTATCTTTTCCAAGGCGCAATTGAACTATTCTCCACAAATGATAAAGTACTATAAGCCAACATCGACTTTTTCCGTCCTTGCTGATAATCCAAAGCTTGGACTTCCTTATCAAACAATCACACTTTACAAAGACGAACCATTCTCTGTAGAGAATAAACAGAAAGATCTTTTTGATTCCTCAATCGAATATTGGACAAATGTCCAAGGCTGGGTTCTCAAAATCACTCAAAACGAATTAGACAATCTAATTCACGCCTAATATGATGACTAAAAAAGAACAGGAAGAGAAAGTATTCTCTGAACTGTCAAAGATCAAAACCGATGTCGAAGATTTTGTCGGCAAGAAAATCACCCGAAAGAACTTCAAAAAAGTCATCGTTCAACTAACTCAAAAAATCGCTGGTTCAGAAGATGAATCTGCTACACCCGTAGAATTTCAAAAGAAAGTTTCAAACTTTTTTGAGGTTTGTCATAGCTGTTTAGGAGACGTTATCTGGTCAGAGCTTAAAGAAAAAGGTCTTATCGTTAAGATCTGCTATGGAGATGAGGTGATGTCCGTTTGGAATATCCCGATAAAGACATTTTTCGTCAGTCAAGACAACTTCACCACTACCACAACTTTAATGGCGAAAAGCCTGCTTGATTGCATGGTAGCATTTTTCCTTAGCCCTAACTTGCGTTCGCTAGTAATGGAAGGCGATCAAGACGCCATCAAGACTCTTTATAATTCTTTTAATCGCCCATCTGCAAGTTCGACCATTATTAATCTAAAGTTGATGCGAGATAACTTTCCAGAATTCTACGAACACATCACAACAAAGCTTGATGTGATGACCGTAGAAGGAATGGAAAAGTACGCCAAAGATAAGCTGAAGCAAGAAAAGTGCACCAATGCTAAAAAGAAAAGTCGTTCTGTCAACAGAACCTAACTGGTTTGGGCTGGGTGACACTATTTGGTTTTTGCCTACAGTAAAAAGGCTTAGTTTAACTTTTAAACAAAAAATCAGTATTGTCACTCAGCACCCACAGTTATTTAAAAATAATCCTTATGTTGGCGATATCTTTTCGCTGAAGGACTTTGACTTTTCTTCTCAAGCGGCAAATCCATTTTGCTTTCGCCCTCTTAATGGGGCAAATCCATTCTGGTTTGGCATAAACATTAAACAGTACATCGCAAATAAATGCGGATTTTCTCTTCTGCCAGAGGAAGAGGAGATTTTTTTCTTTCGGGAAAAGCCCATCAAAAGAGAGTTGCCCAAAGACTATGTTTTGATTAACGCCTCAAAGCGAGGGGTAGATAGAGACTTAGGGCAAGAGGGCTGGCAAAAGATCGTAGATATTTTAAATAAAAAAGATATTCCTGTTGTTGTGGAAGGCCCGACACAACACACTTACGATCTCCAAATAAATAATGGATTAAATTTACGAGGAGCCGTTGACTCAATCAGTGAATCTTGGCATCTGATAAATGATTCATTTTGCTACTTGACATTCGACACAGGAATGTACATTCTCGCTGGAACAACAGAGGCTCAGATATTTTTAATCAATTCTTATTTCGAAAACCATTGGCACAAGCCTTATAGAAACAATTCTTACGATTATAAATTATCAGTGATAGAAGGAAGATGCATTGAAAAATGCCTTGGTAATTTAAAATACTATGTAACACCGAATGGTTTAAGCCAGTTCAGAGTTCAAACTTGTCCATTAAATATAAATTTTCGCTGCATCCCAAGCCCAGAAACAATTTCAGAAAGGATAATAAATTATTATGTCTCTCGAAAAAGCAATAAAGCACAACAAGGAAAAGCGTAAGGCATATCGGGGCTCCAAAGCTTTTGATACGTCTTGCCGAAATCATGGAAGCTGCTCTTGGTGCGAAGACAATAGATTTTATTCAGAAAAAAAGCGCAAGGCTTCTGCTAAAGAGCAGCTTGATCGGTATTACGATTACTACGACGAGCAATAATGCCTTACCTTAACGCAAATATACCTGTCTTTGCCGCTTATTTAAGAAGCGACTTCCTTTACAACGACCAGAACAAAACTACAGACTATGTTCTGTGCGAGGTTCTTGGCATTACAAGCTTAACAAGACGATGCCTAACCTTTCAAATAATGACAGAGTATGGTTCTCGTCACGACAGAGTGCCCATTCACTATCTTGTAAATGATCCAGTCCACCAAAATTATCCCTTAGATTGGCTCCAGCTTTGGGACTGCTATTCTAATTCTCTATCAGTCACAAGATACGAGTACCATAAAAATTCAGCAGTCAAGATGCAGCTAAAGAATCGTGAATGGGTAAATGGCAAATATTTGTTTACCGTTGATTGGCACGACAACCCAGATGCTCCATACGGCTATTCTGAAATGGCAGGAGGTCACAAATGTGGGCATCTGATATGGGGACTGTCAACCAGCAATGGAGAGCCTGTAAACCAACTGTTTTTCCAACCAAATAATAGAATATTGTGGAAAGACGGCGGCGCATTCATCTCAAAGAAGTTCGACAAGAAGCCAGACTGGAAAGTTTTTGATAAGGAATTCTCTTGTGAAGGCTCCAGCAAATGGGAAGCTGAAGATAATTGGGACTACTTCTACCAGTTCAATCATGAACAAGAATCTGATAAATAAGATAGTAGTATGCGCTTTAGTAGCTCTGTTGGTTTTTGTCTATTTTTATAGACCAAAAAAGACAGAATACGAAGTTTTTTATTTTGAAAACGAACAAAAATTAGCTTTAGCCCTCCAAGCTAAGTCGCTCCAAACTGGAGGGCGTCCAGTTTTTGTTTTGCCTACAGGATCAATGCGTCCAACCGTACAAGATTACGATTACGTTATCATTATCCCTCCTTCTGAACAACCGTATGACAGCATCGAAGAAGGCGACATCGTGATGTATAAGGCTGAATGGACTACTCAAGATATTCCAGTTTTGCACCGAGCAGCAACTAAAGATCGGTGGGGTTGGATAATGAAAGGCGACAACCCAAATAATTCTTACGAAAATAAAAGTAGAGTCACAGCGCAGAATTATCTTGGCAAGCTGCATTCGATCTATAGGCTGAAAACGAATGATCGAAGTCCAAATAACTAAAGATATGGTCAGCGAAGCCCTTGACAGGGCGGCGCAAGTACCTTTGCTGAGAAATTCTGACACCAACGGTCACGGGCAAAAGATCGCAGCTTTGAGTGATCTTATGGTTCAGAAGACTTGGGGCGGCAGAATCATGTCCAACAAAAGCTACGATTTTGATTGGATCTCCCCCAAGTTATTTTTATTTGAAATAAAAGCCAAGGAGCGGAACGTTGTTCCCCAACCTTGGCACAACTGCGCGGTCAAAGAATACAATACTAAACAGCAATGCGATTACTATCTTTTTACCAGCATCTTTGGGGATTACAGCAGAGGCTGGATTCTCGGCTACATTAAGAAAGAAAAGTTTTTTGATTTAGCTGAATTTTATAAGAGTGGAGAAGCCGACCCCGATCCTCGCGGAGATAGATACGTTTTTCCGTCTAGCTGCTACAATTTAAAAGTCGAAGAATTAATTTGCCCATAAAGGCTTGACTCCTGAGATTTTTTGCGCCTTTCTCCCTCTATGCAACTAGCCCTTTGCTGCATCTCTAATGTTCTTGCCGAGCGCGGAATCAAGTTTCAGACTATGACTCTGACTCGTTTCCTTGCACTGCCTCGCGCCGACGCTATTCGCATTCTCAGCGAACGCATCCTCAACAATTTTATTGTTACCAATGCCACTATCCAATACTGCGCCAATTGCGGTATTGCTGGCTACCGCTTGTCCTCCTCTCTTACCCCTGTCATCGACCATCCTGACGTTAACTTGCGTCTGCAAGATTTGCCTAACTGGCCTGAGCTTCGCGCCGCTCTTGACGCCATCTCTCGGACCATCAAGCTTACCGGCGTTCGTATCTCTGCTCACCCTTCAGAGTACATCACCTTGACCAGCAATGACGCTGCCGCAGTCAACAACAGCATTACCGACCTTGCCTCACACGCTGACCTGTTCGACTTGCTCGACTTGCCCAACGACTACCGCTCTCCTCTCAACATTCATTGCCGTCAAGACGGCGATCCTGCCGAGGTTTCGCAGCGTTTCCTTTCCAACTTCAATCGCCTACCCAGCAACGTTCGTTCTCGCCTTGTGCTAGAGGTCAACGACAATGTTAACGGCACTTGGTCCGTCTCTAACCTTCACAAATATTTCTTTCTGACCGCAGGCATTCCAATCACCTACGATTCTCTGCACCGTCAGTTCTGCAATCACGGCAACGATGACCGCGCCGACTTCGACCTTGCCTACTCTACTTGGCCCACAGTTCCTCTTTTTCATTACTCAGAAGGTATTGACAATACTCGTAAGCACGCTCTCATGCCTTCTAGCGTCCCTAACTCTTACGGTCGCTCTGTATTTTTCGATGTAGAACTCAAAAACAAAGACTATGCCATCTATCAAATCCTCCGCAACCTCCAAGCTGCAAAGCCAATTAATAACAATTAAAAACGAAGTCGAAGAAACTTTGTCCAAAAAGAATCTGCGCTTTACTAGCGGCCCAGTTGAAATCGAAAACGAAACTGAAGACGAAAAGATTATCGGTTACACGATAACGACTCCACAGATTTCTGCATCGATCATTCCAAATTTCAGAAACAGAAAAGTAGAATTTCTTATCTTGAACGAGAAAATGATTAACCACCTTGTGCAAGAAGGCTTCTCTGACGAAGAGATTATGGCTAACGGCAAGGTCTGGTATCACCTAGAGAACAAGAGCGATCTCCTAAAAATCATCTCAGATTAATTTTATTTCATAAAAATGAAATTCTATCCCGTATTTTCTTCAAAGAGCGTCCAAGAGGTATACGCTCTCTACAATACTCTCAACGCTGAATTTTTAAAGAATTTTAAATACCAAGCGGAGTTCAGAATTACGAACGCATCGTTCAAGGACGATTTCATTCTAGCCGTCGAACCGCTGTCAGAAACTGAGCGTAAGTGGCTGGAAGATAAGGTTCTGGAATTTTCTTCAGAAAAAGTTAAGAAAACCTCTTGACGAAGCCCCTGCTCTGTGGCATATTAGGGGCGTAATCAAATTGCTCCCATGATTGTCAAATCCATCCAAAAGAACGTCGTCGAGTCTCACGACTT